CATCCATCAAAGCCCCAAAACAGTGCTGATGGCGCCAGGGTTCCAACCAAAACGCCATCAGCTCAGTCCAGCACAGGTTCACCGCGAGGTGGAGCCAGCGCCGAAACCGTTATTTCTCCTCAAGCGCGGCGTCGATTTCCTCGATTGCCGCATAGTATGCCTGCTCACTATCGCGAGTGGCGCACTGAACTAAATGCTCACGCATCGCTTTGACGGCGAGGCGGGCGCGTTCGTCATACGGGAATGGATCGTAAGCGTAGCCCTCTTCCTTCGCTAAGGCTCTTCCAACTCGCTCAATCAACTCGCTCACTTCCTCGCCCGGCCCCGCAGCTTCGACTTGAAATCGCCGTCAGCCTTCGACGCCTCGATCTCGTCCTCGAGATCATCAGGATCCGACGCCTCGAGCGGCGCACCCGCCGTCGTAAACGTGAACTCCAGCGGCTCGCTGTACACACCCATGTTCCTAACCATGACCGGGATCACGTCCGCGCCGTGCCAGTAATCCATGTTGACCCCGGTCGACAGCGTGCCATCCTCCTCGAATTGCGTGTTCTCATCCTGCCCGGCAAACACAATCACGCTACCGTCCTTGATGAACCCGGTGCCGCTAACATACAGCCGGAAACTCGGGTCGCCGATAACAGCACTGCTCGGGTTCAGCCCACTCAGCACGCAAGGCGTCCGCGTCAGCAGGTTCACCCGCATCGCCCAGTACGGCATCTTGTTGTCATATGCCCACCAGGCATATTCCTCGTCCGTCATGTCGGCCGTATCCTTGTCGCCATAGTCGACGCGGTCGCCAATCAGCGGCTCGACCACGTCATAGGCAAGCGCCGTCGACGCCGGGGCTTCTTCAACAACTTCGATTGTCTCGTATGCCATCACGGTTCTCCACCATTACGCTTGTGAGCCAGCATCCGGCTCTTACGCTCATCCAACTCGCGATCCTGATGCGCGTTGCGTGCCTGCTGGATAAAATCAGCCTTCTGCATCATCGCGTCATGCTGCGCCCACTGCGGCGCCAGGTCAGCATCCGTCTTGGCCTTGTACGCCTGCGCCTGCTTGTGCGTGGTGTCGGCCTTGGTTTTCTCAATGTCGGCGATCGCCTTCGCCGCCTGGAATTCCATTGGCAGTTCCTGCTTTGGCGGCGCGCCCGGCGACATCGGATCCGGCGTCATCGCCTCCTGCGCCTTGGCCTGGTTCAGCATGGTCTTGGACTTCGTCTCGTCGACCTTCGCCGCCTCGCCCTCGAGCGTGATCTTCTTCGCCATCTCCTGCGCCGGATCAGGCTGTTGCTTACCAGCGTCCCGCCAGGCTTTCTTGGCCGACGCACTGAGCGACGAACTGTCGACCAGGATGCTCACCGCAGCAGACGCCTCCGCGGGCTTCAGCATCGGTGCGATGCTCGGCAGGATCTGGCTCAACGTCTCGTAGACGTCCTGCTGCGCGTTGATCGTATCCTGGCCCTCGTCCATGATGATGTCGACATCCAACTCGCCGATCGCGTTGAACATGATCGGCTTGCCGTCCGGCCCAATCATCGGGTTGCCGAATTCGTCCTGCTGCTGCCCGTTGATCTGGATGAACTGCGCAACGCCCTCGTTGTCCGTCACCCGCACCCACCGCTCGGCATTCCACTCCCGCTGCACCGCCAGGAACAGCGCCCGGTAAACCCTGATCTTCCAGCCCTTATAGCCCAGGATATACGGCCCCAACTCGGCCATGCCGGCCTGCTGTAGCAGTTGAATGGCGCGGCCTGACTGGTTCGCAATGTCGCCGACTAACGCTTGATTTGGGCCATAATTGTCCAGTTCCTGGACGGCGTTTTCCATCAATTTCATCTGGCCGGCGAAATCAAAACTTTGATCGTCGCTCTTGATGCCCTCGTCCGGCGTGCGCGCGTTGGTTACAATCACGCCATCCGGCCGCGACCACTCCTGCCGCACCCGCTCGATGTCGGACACGCTGCCCTGCGTCATGATCAGGCGCCGGCTGTTCGCCGTGAACAGTGCCCTCGATCGCCGCGCGTTGTATTCGTCCTGCGCCGATTGCATGTTGCGCACGAACCCGTAGCGATCGCCGTCCTGGTCGACGTTGCACGAAAACATGATGTAGCGGCACGTCGTCTCGCCGTCCTCGTCCTGCAAATAGCTCTCGCCACTGTCGAGGATCAGGCTTCCGGTGAAGATCGTCCAGCACCAGCGTGGAGGATCCCCTGGCTCTTTTCCCGGCATTCGATACCAGCAATCAACCACGCGAACGAGCTGCTTGCCGCCCTCCATGTCAAACCACTTGTTCTCACGGTCGGGGTTGCTCGACAACTCGCTGCTATTCTCCAGCGCGCTTTCCAACTCGTCTGCCTTGTCGGGGAACGCCTCCTGCGCGAGATCAATGTCCATCCACTTGCCCTCGCCCATGTAGCGGGCGTCAGAGAAGTCAATGCGATAACTGCGCGGGTCGTAAAAGAAGCTGTCGACCTCGACCACCTGGAAATCTATCTCGCGGTCGCCGTTCTGGCCTTCCTTCAGTTCAATCGAGATGCCGGACAGTCCCTCGACGGCGCTGTCCAGCGCCACTTCCGGCGCCTTCGCGTTCCAGTTGCCGGCGTCGAGAACGTAGCGAATGACCGCGGTTGCGAGATCCGCGCCCTCTTCGTGCTTCGGCGTGCGCGGATAGGCTTTGGGATCCTGCTTCAGCCGATCGATCAGGCCGACCACGCCGTTCAATTTCCTGGCAATGCGATTGAACGTAACAACGGGTTGTTTTCTTTTGTTGAGAGCTTTGATCTGCTCCTTCGTCCAGTGAACGCCGTGGTAATATCTGCGGCTGTTCTTCTGTTCGCTGATCTCGTCCTGCTTATTGTCGAGGTAATTCGTGTAAGCCTTGCGGCATTTCTCGAGCGACCAGTATTCCTGCTTTTTTTCTTTGGTTGCAGGCGCGGCTCCGCCGCCCGTGCTCTTTGCTGGAGCGCCGGTTGTGTAGCCGTTGAGTTCTGGCATTAGTGTTTCGTTTGCGTCCTGGCTTCGTAAGCCGCCAATTGCATCACAGCGTCGAACCGCTCCCGAGCGGGCCAACTTCGTCTCACCTGGCGCATGTTCAACTTACGATGAACCGCTGCGACTGATCCGCCTGTGCGAAGAAACCGCTCGATCGGGTCAGGATGACCTAACTCACGCTGAAACTTCTCAACGTTCAACCTTGCCCGGCCCTGAGTTATGCCAAACTTGGCAGCAACAACTCGCATCGGCGCCCCAGAGCGATACATGTCCCACATCAATCGACGGCGATCGTAATGCTGCTTCAGTTGCGCGATGTTCTCGGGAACTAGGTCGGTCCAGTCTCTCATCCGATCAAACTCAAATGATTAGCCCGCACTTCCGGCTCATGCGATCGATACCCGCTTGCGTTCGCAACCTTCGGCGCCGCCGGCAGATGCTCGCCAGCCATCATGCGATCCAATAGTTGACCAATGAGGCCAATAGCATCAACAGCATCATCGTGCTTCCCAGCCGGGAATGATAGCAGTTCACTGCGGAATGCTGGATACCAACTCGCGTTGACCGGAACATACAAACCATCCAGCGCCATGCGGCCGCGCATCGACTGCGCCCTCACGGCCTTGTCTCCGCGCGTTGGGAATTGTTCGCGGTAGACATACGCTTTCCGTTCACGCTGGCGCTTTTCGATCCACGGCCCAACACCGCTTTTGATTTGGCCGGTTTCTTCCGCCCAGCCGATCGGGCGGTGCTCAATGACCAAATCACAGAACGCCTCAACCCAAACATCGGATGAAGCCTGTTTCCTCCACAGATCGAGCAGATACATTCGCCCTTCCGGATCAATGCCGACCACCGCATGAACCGTGAAATCTCCACCATCGGAAGTCGTAGCGTAATCAGATCCGCCGTACACACGCAGCGTTCTGGCGTCGGGCGCTTTGTCATAGGGCTTTAGCCAATCGACTTTGAAATAATCGCCTTCATCAGGGCTAGGTCGCTGCTGGTAAAGGGCGGACCAAAATCTAGCTTGCGAATTTCTTTTGATACGCTCGAGTGCTTCGATCGGATACGCATCTGGCCAAAGTGCTTCGCCTTGCTCATTGATCGCCTGCAGCTCGACCACTTCCCACTTGTCGCCACCTGCCGCCTGCTGCGCCAGTAACTGACCGCACAAATCATCTTCGTGCATTCTGTGATTGATGACGATAATTTTTCCGCCCGGCATCAACCGATTGTACGCCGTGCCCGTGTACCAATCCCAAACTGTCTTGCGTGTGAGTTCTGACAGCGCGTCCTGCATCGACGCATACGGATCATCGATGAGCATGC